GCATAATTGGCCTCTCGAGGTACTGGCCACTACACAAAAATGTGTGACCTATATAGTACATTCAATTAACCGCATGATAAAGTTGTGGCTCCTAATAAAAAATTTCACCGCGCAAGCGCGGTTATAAAAAACTTAGAAGTCAACTATATCATAACCGCGAACACATTACTGTGCTTGCGCCTTTCAAAAGAAAGAAATTAATTCGGACATTATGCCCGCCACTCGGCCACGGAGTGGATTTCACCCTAATTTCGCGAAAAACTAGGGCTATATTGATGGAAGTTCTATATCAGTATATAGAATGGGTGCACCAACGAAAAAGAAAAGAGAAAAATCCTCGCCTACTGAAACGTATTTCTCTAATACTGTTGGTTGATTGGCAGCTGTAAATGTGATAGCATTGTATCGGAGATCAACAGTGTCGTTGTCCAATGCAGTGCCTGTATGGTTTGCGCGACGTGCATTTAAGAAACGATATCGTTCTTGAAATGGCACTTCAATTTCCAACACAGGATTAACTGCATCAGATGTTACAGCAGCACCCCCCATTGTACCGAGACATGTTTCACGAAAAAACTTTCGCCATTCATCAGCAGTTCCAGTTAGAGCTGTTGAGAATAGTTGATAAGGACTTCGCGCTCCAGGTTCTCGAATAATGGTTTGGGATGCTCCTGCCAATCGGACATCCTTTGAAGCAGTTTGTACAATTTTCCATCTTATGCCACCTCGCCAACCTTTAAATGCTACTGCAAAATAATTAAGGTACGTTTGGTGACAAAAATTGAACAACTGCGCTCCCCCCGACACAGGTGTGATAGCAGCTGGTGCATATCCCATGTGATAGGGGAAAGAACGGAAAATGTTAGTGATAAGCTTATATCCAGCATCTCCTCGTTCTACGGCAACTTCATGTTTGCAATATCTCTTCAATAAAGATCTAATGCTCACAATGGATTCGCCGAAGAATACATGATCCGTCGGGTCGGTTTTAGATAAGTGATCCATCATCACAATCTCAGATTTATCTTGCATAGGCTTAGATGGCTCAGATGTGCTATCTTTATCCATTTGTACAACTTCTTCTCCTGATTGTGGTTCAGGAAACCAATAAGATCTATCCAAACCAACATGGGGATTCCTAAATGTGATATCATCTCCCGCTGATACAAACACATTAATCCCAACCAATTTATCCTCAGCTGCAACACTAGGTACTGTCATGTCATTTACTACATAAACATGCAACATACCGTTAGCGCGCTGATTAGGCACAGTATTTAATGCACTGTTACTAAATCGCTGAGTACCCCAACTAATTGGGTGTACATCCAAAAATGGTTCCGGGCTTCCCCAACCAATTTCTACGGTAAAGTCTTTCTCTTCAGCAATATCGACAATGTGCGTATAATTGGTATTGTATTCGTTAGAAGAAAATCCATATGGATCATAGACAATCTTCAAACGACCCTTATGATAATTGGAAGACACAATTTGAAAACGATATTTCATTGTCCCTCGCCAATTTTCAAAAGGCAATGCTGCAAAACAGCAGGCTGGCATGTGATTTTCGGACACACCACCAAATGTTTGATTCGCCCATACAACAGGTGTTACTTCAATTGAAAATAATCCTGATTCGGGTGGATAAACAGTTGAATCTGGTGACCAATTAAAACTTGTCAGCCATGTTTCCCTACAAGCAATTGAACAGAGCGTCATCTCATCCGTAGCTGCCAAACCGACAGTTGTAGGGTCTATTGTCAACTCTTGTTTACAATCTAACGACAGTTTTGTAGCTGAATCCGCAACATTTACATTTGCAAGATTCCCAGCCACTGTCGGCTTATAAGGTTGTATATCCGACAAATTGTTTGGCCGGGAATAACCAAACATAGTAGCCATTCCATTGATTGCACTAGCAGCTATTTCTGTTGCTCGTGCATATTGACCAATGTAAGGTACTGTTGTCAGCTGACCCATCACTCGAGCTACAACACTAGCAGGTCGTGAAATAGGTCCTCTACCATATTCATCTTCCCCAGACTGAGGTACAAGCCCACCAGGTTCTGTGGAAGTTGGAATAGATAGAGTGACATCCTCAGCCCAGATAAACACTGATATACGTGCAATATCTGAGGCTCCATTTGCATGTTGCAAATTTTGCAAAGTTCTAATAGAAATTTCCCCCATCTCGCGCCATTCTTGTCGAGGTATACTCAAATAATTATTGGGCCAGAAGAAAGGCAATATCATATCACCACCTGAAGATGTTGTTGGATCAAGGTAAATGTGCGGTCTTTGAGAAGCTGCCACATTGTCTAATCGACTTAAACCTCGATCAACATAAAAATCATCTGAAAGATGTAATGGTTTATAATTAGCCATCAATCTTCCAAAATGAAATCCGTTACCATTAATCAAAAATTTAACATGCAATTTACATCGCAAATTATTAAAATTTGATATACGATTGATAACACGAGGATTTTCAAAAAATGTAGTCCACGGATTAAAATTCTGATAAAAATCAGGAACGGATGTACTCCACGAATAATCAATTTTGATTGGTCGGGAGAAAAAAGACCCCAAATCAGCATCATCGTTCTCTGCTGTTTTGAATGTCTCATCGGGCTGAGAATCCACCGAATATGTATACGATGGGTTCTGATCCTTAAATGACACCATCTGTGTCTGTGTTTCTGTATTAGTAGTATTTATTGTTACATTAAACTTATTAAGGTATATTTATGATTATCCTAACCTATTTCCCTTAAAATAGGTTGGACAGAGCCCACATTTTTAGCTGACCAAGCTACCCCTAAATAGGAGCGTTACAGTCCATGATATACTTTCCTCACACTAAATTCTCGGTCTGGGGACGGATTATAATGTCGGTAAATCAGGTATATCATAGTTCGTTTTAGCGATTCCGCGATGAACTTCGCGGAGGGTAATAACGCACCCAGCGGGATTTTAACGTCTCCACGACGGGATTTTAACGTCTCCACGACGGGGCTGAAAATACTTAATGCAGCATCAATATGCCAGGATCGGCAATATCAACTGCTTTTAACTTTTTTCCGAGATAACCATCTATCATATCCTGATAAGATGGTAACTCACCCACAAAAGTAACTAACCCATGAATATCACGAATTTGTTCCAATTGTTCTTTGCGCAACTCATAAACATCTTTGCCATGAAAGAAATATTCACGGGCAGCACTCTTGATAGCATCACCAGCAATTTCTTCTGGCAATGCCGTGGACCCACGTCGTGACATGTAATTATGCAATGACTTAACAATAGACGCTTCCTCAATGGGTGCAACCCAATTGCCCAAAATTTCATTGTAAACAAAGCCTCTCTTCAAAAAAGAAGTCTCTTCCAAAGTAATAAAAGGAACTGATTCTGCCTCTTTGTCTGCCATAGTGTACTTGATACCAACTTTAGCCAATTCATTCGATATAGCAGTGTGGTTGAACTTTTTATCATCCTCATGCACACTCATAGCGTTGTCATCTCCGTAACAAATAAGAGCTACCCGGTTGTGAAAAAGGGGTACTTGCTCATTTTCGTAAAGAGCATAATAAGCATATCGCAAATAAATGCTATTCTGCAAATTATTGATAATCACAGTTAGTGGATGTCCAGATGGATTTGACCCAAATACTTTGACGAAAACACCATTATATTCATAAATAGGCAAACAAATCTCTGTAGCAATACCCCGCATAATAGTCAATTGACGTGCTGTATATCCGGCTTTTTCAGCCATACGAATCATAACATCAAATGCAGACAGTGTTGCTTCAGGACAAACACGCTTGTCATAAGCAGCATAATCACCAGCAATCATACGTGTAGTAGAATATTTGGTTAACTTTTTAGTCAAACGTGTCCATTCTGGACCATGCGCATTAATGCCCACAGCACACTCGAAATCATCCCAATTGGTTTGAATCACGCGAATGATGGACAAATAATATTTGCGCACAAGTAATGTGAAAGCAAATTCGCAACCAGCGAATACACGAACCTTATCTTTGGTAAGCTTAGTCGCCTCATCTTTCAAATTACCACGGAAAATTGTGTGAATCCTTTCACCATGAGCCAAAACAGTTTCCATCCTGTCTAGTTCTTTCCAAAATTGATCGTCCATTTCCAAAGGACATGAGATACCATCTATTTTGATTTCGGACTCACGCACAAAATTGCTTTTTTGCTTGTTGATAGGAAATCCCATCGAAGTAGATAAATCTACACGATCAACGGAATTAATTCCATCAGCACCAGCTAAAATAACTTCGTGCGAATATGGATGAATTAAATCGAGCATTTCAGGCTTTTGTTCAAAAATCTCATCAACCATTGCGTTCATATCGTCGCGTGCTCTCTTTAAGATAATAGGTCTGAATTTCCCAGTTGGATGTGACATCAACGATAAATCGCGTTGCCAATGCACCCAAGAATTCATGCCTTTTGGTTTGCCATGAAGTTTTGGTAATCCCATTATTTCCGTCACAGAATCTGAAATGACACTTTTACGTACTTGGGATTTAAACGTCCTGGTTCCTAATGGATGTGGTCCGTAGACTTCTCCAATAGGTTGATAACCATCTTCATCCACAAGCCAATTAACAGCACTCGATTGAGGTGTCTCACCATTTGGCTTGTAATCAATGCCATATTTTTCAGTTGGCATTGTTCCGCTGGAATGTGTTTCCAACACTCTACGGGATCGCAATTCATTCACAGCTTCCAAAACTTGTGACTGATATAATTTGCCTGCAATTCCCAATGTTGTATCGACATAGCCCGCCAAGTGAAATCCCGCAATAAATGGTTTAACTTTACGTGCAACATGTGTCATCATACACAATCCTCTGAAAGTCTTCTCTGCATATGTGTATTGAAAACCATCAAAATTTTGTTTAGGTGTCGCAACATGCCTATCCAAATCTATCTTAACCTGGTGGCGTGTCACCTCACCTTCTGGATCCTTATACAAAGTTATGCAATGGGTTCCAGACATAATGTACTCCGAGGTGGGAAGGAAACGCGCCAAATTAGGCACATCACCACCACTTGTCAACGATAGTACAATGAAATCGGTATTCGGAATTCTATACCAGATTTCTGGACCAATTAACTGAGTTGGATTCTTACCTAAAATTCCCATAGGAGTGGTTTGGATTTCAATCTCATATTCTTGATCCTCAAACATGTGAGACGGAGCAAGCCAATAATTTCCCTGCAAAGGAATAATATTGCATCTTCGTCTAACAGTCTTTTCCATGTTGTATATGTACAAATGTCCCATAGACCTTGACACCAAATTAGTCAAAGTGTCCACTGTGGTAGTCTCGCTCGCAGTCGAAACTGGCACTGGAACATGAACAACACGTTTCCAAGGACTCTCAACATCAGTATCCAATTTTTGTGGGACACCGAGAGCACTGCCCTGTGGAACAAGCGCACGAAACAATTTTAGTACTGATCGTGCAGAAAAGATAGCAACAGGAATTCCAATCGCAGCACATGCCGCAATTTTCAAGATCTTTACCTTTTCTTTTCTTGCTAATGCAAGTGTATCACATGCAATCTTGTAAGCGCGATCAACGTAATTCGATTTTTTAACAAATTGTTGCAATGTTTCCTCTGACTGAATCTCAATATCTTTAAAGTCACTGAGCTCTTCCAGTGGATCCCACTGTTTAACAACAAATTTTTCCTCATCACTCTGTTCTTCAAGACCCAAGAAATATTCTTTTGTCTCTTGCAATGCATCTGCACACAATCTACACTCAGTAGGAAAACAAGAGTGGCAACAGAATTCAGTATCGTACATCTCCTCAATATTGGCGACATAGGATTTCTGAAATCCAAAATGCTCTTCGGATTTTTGTTTCAAAATCTCTAGCGCCTCATAAATGGAAGCGCCCTTTTTGATGTCCACAAAATTATATCGATCAGCTGCATTTTCATCATCTTCACGAATAATCTCAACGTATTGAACATCAATGAGCCAAGCATCAGGCATAAAACCCAACATCTTGGTTCGATCCAGACCTTTTGTCTTCTTGTCGGTAAATTCAGGACGAATTTTCACATCAAAAATCAATTCAAAACGTCTTAGAATACTGACTGGTTCATTTGAAAAACTAGATGCCATTAAATGCTTGACATTAGTTGTAACAGAAACCACTTTGGGTTGGATCATAATATTACCCTTCAAATCTGCATTAGCATTGAGAGCAGCCTTCGGCACATTGTTCAAAAAATCAATGATTTTTGCCGTTGGACTACCATCATACTTGTCTGCACATGTATTACCAAAATCATCCATAGTCACAGCCATATGGTGCGCCTTGTATTCAGATTGATACTTATCATTGTCATTCAAAGTAATAATATTTTCTTTTCCACTAGAATAACCATTGTGATGTAAACACACTTTGGTCGCGTAAGCATTGATTGTTGTTTTACCAACACTTGAACCTCCATAAATAAGAAGACCAAATGGCTTGGTTCGGATGCAAGAACTTTTCTGACATAAAATCAAGCTGGTTCTAACTTTCGATAACACAACCAATCTGTTGGTTAACACATTACGCATCTGTGGACTTTTCTCCACTTTCAACATGGAAGCGTACGTCGCATTTAATTTTTGCAAACGCACTTCGTATTCTGATTGATCTTTAATAGATTCACTATAATCATCAAGACCAGACAAATTTCCAGTTTCCAGTAAAGGAAGTGCTCCTGAAAGGAGCGCAAATTCTTTATCCAAATTTGCAATGTCGTTATCACTATAAAGCAATAACGACAAATCGCCGCTTACAAAAGCGGCGTAGCCACGTTCCAAAAAGAACGTGGCAGTATCCAACAGCATCTCAGCGAAATCAACAGAATCTTTCTGAACTTCCCAAGATCGCTTATTGAATACCTGCAGCAACTTATCAGACAATTGCTCGCTAGGGTTCAAAAATCCATATGCTATCATAATAGATGTAAGGTTTCCCAACTTGCTTGCAAAAACACTCGTCTTCAATTCTTTCCAATTACTAAGTAGAGATTTCATGGACCCCAAAGAAAATTCAGCCAAATTGACTTCTTCACTTTGAGTTTCCAATTCGAGTTTCTCATCTGTAATCTTAACAGATTCTTCAGATACTCCAAAAATTTTCATAATCTCACCCATCAAATGTTGTGTTACCGCTCTATGATAGTGCGTTCTCACATACAAATGAATAATGGAAAGAGCTGCGGGCAATGTTGTCGAAGACGAAACGGCAATAATAAATGCCACTAAGTCTTCTAGTCTACACAAAAAATTTTCTCCCAAAGAATTAGGATCTGTGCCTTTGTAGGAAAGATAATCTTTAATAGCATCTATTCCTTCTGCGGCACTTTCAAGTGTTGACAACTTATTGCCAGAGGCCTCGTTAATACGATCCCTCATAAATCCTCCAATCTGCTCTAACATCTGTGGTTCAAGATCGAGCGGATAAAATTTGGAAACATTATTCAATGACTTTAAAAGCCAATAATCGCTTCCATATTCTCTAACCATAATAGTCTCGTAATTTCGAATAACTCGTTCGGCTAGTGAATATCGTGTACCTAATTTAAAATCAGTAGGGTAATTCACGTTATTGTTTTGGCTGTCGGTAACTTCTTGCTTTACGATGCGCGGAAGACTATTAATCTGCCGCGCGCCGGGTCTGCCAAATTCTTTGATCGAATAGTTAAGGGTCAAGCTTTTCCCTAAATCAAACGATCCACGCACAAAGCATCTATACTTATCCTGGCCGACAAGTAAAATAATGCAATGCTGTCCATAATGCGATCTATAATAATATCTAACAACGTAGTCTCATACACTCAAATGAGTGCAATACAGCTCCATATCGTACATCATACTCCAGTGTGTCTGAATCCACACTAGACCTTCCAACTCCATTTTGTGGAGCGCCAAGGAAGAAAGTTCGTACGTTGTTTGTAAAATTACATTTCACGGCAGCGTGTGTCCCCCCATTATGGGGGACAGCCAGGTTTCACCCGGTATTAGCTATTGTATTACGCGAAACACTATAGCAATAATTTTCGATGTTTATGTAATCGATTCGCGACATTCAACTTTGCAATTCATGCATGGCTTGAAAACCATTTTTGTTAGTTTACTTCATAACAGAAGGTTCGTCCTTAATTCGGACTACAGTTCTAGTTCTATGAACTTGATCAGTAAAACGGATTTAATGTCTCTCGACGTTTGGTGTTCCCTCAAGGTTTATTCCAAGGAACGGTGGTTAACCTACAAAAATATTTTTTCCATATACTCGCCAGAGTTACGAAAAGCTAAAATTACGATTAAAAGCGTAACAAGCTTTTAAACCTAAATCTAAGACTGCGCTGTTGCGCAGGCCCAGCAAGGTTTAGTAACTACATAACCTGTGTGGTGGAGTCCACGCAACTACTAAGAAATACTTGATTGCTTAGCAGCAGTTTACCCTATGCACGTTTAAAAAC